CCTGTTGACATTAATTCATCGTGAATTTCAGTCAAAGGTGAACGCTCATTGTCGTTCTTTCCTGGGTCATAGATTTTATTCCATTTACCCTCAACTTGTACTTCGTGGTACCATACTTCTTTGAAGGGTGAGGACCCGTCAGGTGTAGGTAAAATACGAAGACGTTTTTGTCCTGAGTTTTCATTTTGCGTTAAAATTGCCGCAAAATATTTTTTCATTCTGTCTTCTTGAGACATTTTGTTTGCAGAGCTACCTCCGCTTTTCGCTTTTTCATACTGAGCGAGTACAGCATCTAAGGAATTTGTCGCCATTTTGTTTGTATAATTTATTAGTTAATATTCAAGTATAAGTGTGTCAGCCGTGATAGTCAAATTTGAAATTTAGAATTTCAAAGGTTTGTATTGTGTTTCTTCTCCGTAGTTGTTAAAAGTAGTTTTAATTTCTGAAGGTGTAAAATCTTCAACTTCATCAGTAGTTAAAACATATTCATTTTTTCCTGATTTTTCAATATCTTCTTGTTTGTCAACAAAAAAATCTGTAAGTTTTTGATTGAAGGGTCCTGAGTCTAAACTTCTTAATTCAAGTTTTTCTTGTGGAGTTTTTTCTCTATATTTTTCAATTTTAGTTTCAATATCATTTAATTTAGTAAAAATACTTTCCATGTCTTTTAATTTACTTTCTAACCCATTTAATTGATTAAAAAGATTGTTAAAATATTCTTCTTGTTTTGTTTCAATATTTTGTTGGGACTTTACTAAATCAGTAATTTCTAATTCTTCAGTACCTGTTTCTTCAGAATCTTCTTCTCCAACTTTTTCAACATCAGGGTCGTTCGCAACGTCAATAGGTTCTGCTTCAGGTGTCGGAGCGGCTTCAGCTTCTGCACCAGGTGCCGGTGGTGTTACTCCAGCATCAGGTGATGGTGGTAATGCCGCATTAGGGTCTCCTTCAGTAGGTGCCGCAAATGGGTCTACACCAGTTTCTTGTTCTGTGATATAATTATTAATCTTATTATATCTTTTCAATTCTTCAATAATTGTTTGTGAAATTGCCATTTTACCCGTTTAATAATTGTTTGAAACCTTGTGTTGTTTCTACGTTTATTTTTTTATTTGTATGAAGAGTGTTATTAACTCTTTCAATTAATCCGTCTTTCATTCTGATTGTGTAACAATCACCAGTATCTAAATCACATACTTCTTTGAAACCATTTCCTTTGTCTGTTTCAGTAATTCTTGTACTTTTTCCAAGATACCTATCTAAAATTTCTTTCGTACTCATAGTGTTTTTGTTTATAAATATCTATTAAAATTGAAATTATTAGTTTGTTGGTACAACCTTGCTATATATTTCAAATGCTTTTTTAATTTTTACCAATAATTGTTGATATACTTGAGTGTTTGTAGTTATATAATCAGTATATATTGTTGATGTATTTGCAGTTTTTGGATATGGGAATTGACTTATCCAAATTTCCGCAAATTGATTTGCAAATTTTACAGGGTCAACAATGTCAGTAATTGCGTCAAAATAAGTTGTATATGCCGCAATTAAAAATTCAAAATGATTTTGTAATTTTGCAGCACCTACTGAATGAGACCCTGAGTAAAACACAGCATATGATTGTGTGTAATTGTTTGAGTTTGTTAAACACATATAATAATTAGCATTTTGATTAACTAAAAAATATTTTCTTAATGACCCCTGAAAATCATATGTTAATGTAACACCAGCAGGATTATTACCATAATAATTTATCTCATTTTTATCTTCATTTCCTGATTCAATCCAAATAGTTGCAAAAATACATAATTTAATCTTATCCTCAATTGTTAATTTGGTCTTAATGTAAGAAACAATTTCTTGGTTAGATAAGCTATTACTAGTCAACCCTGTAAATTTAACATACCCAACATACGCCTCATTTTTCTCACATGTAATCGCATCATTAATTCTTTTTCCACCAATTAATGAATTTGTAATACTTTGTTTAATTTGAACAATATTGTTTGGTAAACCGGTATTTGAAACACTTTGGTTTTTATAAATGTTACCTAAATTTGTTAATAATTCTCGTTTTATTGTTTGGAATAAATTGTCAACTTTTGGTAATGTTGGAGCAGCTTGTCTTGTTCCTGTTATTGTAGTTGAAAAATCATCAGTTGTTATACTATGAGTAACTTCAGTTATAAAATACGAGCCAGCAAAAAGTGGTATATTTCTTAATACAAAATACATGGATGGTTGTAACATAGCATTACCCATACATTCAACAGAAGCCCCATAGCTTCTTGTTTTGTAAATATTATATAAACTAACATTTTGAGTTGATGTGTTAGTACCACTAGCCAAATTTGCGGTATTATATTCATTTAATAATGATTCACTAGTGGCCTTACCTAAATCTTGACTAACATTTATTTTCTTGAACACCCCTTGGTTTTGTAATTCAAAATCAACCGCAAATCCAACAACTTTGTTTTCTAAAGAATAATTAATATTTTCATTTGAACTTAAATCAATAGTATTGTCTGTACAAATTGTAATATCTAAACCATCATCTTTATATCCATTTGCTTTATTTTTATTATCTAATTGTTGGGATGGTTTATCAACATATATATTTAACATTTTTGGACTTGAATTTTGATAATCAACGGTATCAAATGTACCAAAAAGATTATTTGCTAATTCAACCGCTTGACTACTCTTAGATGTACCATCCTCACCAGTTGGTGTTTGTATTTCGTAAAAATTAACATATGATGGCATTAAAAAACTAACAAAATTATGGTCTTTTATAATTGAACCTATTACTGTAAAAACATTTGATTTTATATAAGCTCCTTTTAAATATGAATTAACTTTAGTTATGTCTACAAATATATCCCCCACATTTCTATTACCTCTATCTAAAAATAGATAATCTTTAAATAAGGGATAATCACTACCTATATCGGAATCATTATAGTCATTAGCGGATATCCATTTATCATTAATTGCTTTAAACATGTCATAAAGTTCTACCTTACTTTGAAATCCGTCTATTATAGAATTAATCGTTTGTGGGTTTTCCCCCGTGACTCCCATTTTCTTTTTTAATTTTGTTATAAAATTTGTAAACGTATCACCTGAAAGATTAGATGATTTTGTTAAATAATCATTTATATTATTTTTAAATGTTACCGCATTATTACCTCTAATAGAACTAGAACCATATATTTTAATAAGATTTCTAAATAAAATAATATTATCAACAGTAAATGCAATGTCAAAAACTCTAAAGAAATTAGTTAAATAACTTGGTTTATCAGGTGTATCATACACTAAACCGTCTATTGTTGAGAATCCTATATACAACTCCATTGCCTTCCACTGTGCGGGATAATTAAGATATGATTCAACATAACTAGTCACGTTTACTGTTGGTACTGAATTTGGTGTTGTATCATATGTTTGAATATTATATCGGCTCTTAATTTCAGGTGAAGGATTTGGTGATAATAAATTAAAAAGATTTTTATCAAATCCATTTGGATTTGAGCGTTTATAAAGAGTATCAAAATTTAATGCCGAACTTATAACATTGGTGATATTAATTGATTGGTTTTCTCCAATAGTTTTCACTATATTGTTATAATCTTGTCCTTCAATATTTTCAATAGTTTCAAAACTGTCTAATAAAGATTTAAAAATTGTTTCAAAATCATTGTATTCATTTTTTCCACCACTTTTTGAAAACTCTAAAAATTTACTTTCAAATACTTCTAATTCATCATAATCAAAAACAGTAAAAAGTTCTTCAATATTTGAATAATTTAATTTTCCTTCTTCACTTGAGAATATTTCATATGCCGTTTGTTCAGGAACATCTGAATAAACTTTTTTTAAATATTCGTTATATGAAGGTTTTTGAATTTTAGTAGTATCAAAATAACCGTAATTTGATGCCCCCCAAAATAATCTTACAGCACCATTGTGAATACTATTATTATTTGACAACGGGACTATGTTGTTTTTTGAAGAGTCAAAACATTCTTTTTCAATTTGATTTATTGTTGTACCAAATGATGGACATACTACATAAGTGTTGTTATTACTTGATTTAATTAAAACTGTCCAAGTTTTTAGATTAGAACTACTTGAATTAATATTAGATTTACTAGTGTTAAATAAAATAATTTCACCTGTATCTAAAGCATCTTGAAGGAATTGTTGTATCTCTAAAGTACTTGTTACGGTTGTTGGATTATATAAATAATCAATATTATAGAATTTATAAAACTCATTAATGAGTTTTGGATAAAAACCAATATTATATGTTGGTGTTGGTGATTGACTACTTTCCAACGTAATTGAAACCTCACCACCTAAAGTGGATGAACTTAAGACATAAGTAGTTGATGGTGAACCATTAATTGGGTCAAAGTTTTCTAAATAATTAAAGTTTGTCCAAATACTACTTAAAATATCTTGTTCATTATTTACATAAGTCTTATATCTATGCCATATTGAACCAATTTTTAATAACCAAAATAATGGTAGTCGGTGTATTGCTCCAAATTTTCTTAATCCAGCAAATATGTAATCACTAATTACATTTGCGTTATTTTCAAAAGAAAGATATCTTTCTTTTGTTGTTGAGAGGGGTAAACTATTTAAGAACAAATATGCCGCTTCTTTATATGGTGAATTGTCACCATTTAAATAACCATTAATACCCTTTTGTATAGCGTTAATAAAGTATGGAGTATTTAAAATTGAGGTTGTTTGTTTGTTAGTAAATTTAGAATCTAAATAATTTAAATAACCTTCAGTTACAACAAAGTTATTTAATTTTCTAGTCTCATAAAATGTTATCAAATTTTCGGGTAACGACATTTGATTGTTTAAACAATTATAATCGGTAAATGGTCTAATAGTTTTTTTATTACCATTGTTTTCAAAAACAGATGCTTCTTTATAATTTGCAACTTTTTTAATTAAATTATTATAATAAATTGATTTATCGGTTTTATTAATATCAGAAAATAAACTTTTATCTTTACCTTGAGCTAAATTTTCACGATTCCAATCTTGATGTGTAAAAGGATATGTATCCGTAAAACTAATATTATTATGTACTGATGATTCTAAATATTTTCTAAACCCATCTTCTTCTTTTTCAGCAGTAATTATAATAAGTGGTAAATCTGATGATAATATTTCATTAGGGTTATTATTTATTTTTTTATTCAAATAATCAGTTACAAAGTACCCGTATGAATATTTTGTAAATTTTTGTTGTAAATCAACTAATTTAGAGTAAAACGATTGTTGTGTTAAATCTTCATTCTTAAATAAAGAATTTAAAGAAGGTGAATTTTCTTTATTACCATTATTTAAACTATTAAAAACATTAATACTTTCAATTTCAGAAATAAAATTTAAAACTAACTGATTAGTTTTATCATCATTAGTTTTTTGAAAACCATTATACGAACATATAGTTTGAATTCTTTCCCATATTTCATATAAAAATTTATCATTTTCTAAATTTTGGTATGGCTCATTAGTCGGAATTGTATCAAATGCTGATACTAATATTCTATTCACAACATCGTTGGTTACTGGTGGTGGAAAAGGAGGTACCTCTCTTTGAAGATAACCTTTTAAAAATTCTTCAACAAACTCAACTTCGGGCCATATATCATAGTTGTTACCCTGTGTAATTGAAATAACAGAATCATCTCCAGGATATTGTATTTCTAATTTTTTTTGACCATTAATAGATTTTTCAACTACAAATTGTGGCCAAGGAAAAACAGGAGATGTTTTAGAAACCGAATCATGGGAAGATGTTGCTAATTTTTTAATTTCACTATTTCTAGCTTGCATTGCACGTCTATGTACATCATCCATTAACCTTAAAAACGCTTCAGCCGATGCCATAAGAACTGCAACAATATTTCTTATTGTTGGAGCAAATCCTAATCCACTAGCCGTTTGAACAAAACTGCTTAGTTCTTTAGTTAATTTTTCCTCAATAGTATTTTTTTTGTCTTCTAAAATTTTATTTAATTCATATGTTTGATTTAAAAATCTTCCATTACCATCAAACTGAAATAAAAATCCAATTTTTTCATTATTCCCATCAATAATTTCACCAAATAGACCGTTTAATTTAATTAATTCTTGTCTAATTGTTTCAGCTTGTTCATTTGTCGCAGACTGTACAGCCTGTCTTTGAATATAAGTCTCTTTTAAATCAATTAACGAAAGCGCGGAATCAAAATCAATTGTTACACTATCAACAGATATTGGATTATCTATTTTATATTCACCTGATGAACCAAATGTTCCATTTTTTGATAAATCTAAGTTATTATTAGTTATAATACTTTTTAAATCACCATATTGGTTTGTTATTTTCTCTGTAGATATAGTATCACCAATTGAGAAGTTAGATAACTTATAAGTATAAATTTTATATCTAACATTATTTTTTAATTTAGTAACAAAAAAATTAGTCTGGTCTAAATTTGAATTGAACCATGACTTTGGTGACACATTACTATATATCTGTCCCCTATATGATTTTAAAAGAACTCCGTAACTGGTAATATTACTTAATGGTGTTAAATTTGATTGACCAAACTGTGATAAATTATAAGTTATAAAATTATCAAGTTTTGTTGATAGTTGTTGGACTGTAAGTTCAGGAAAGTTTTTATCAATTAAACCTAAATTTTTATAATCCTGATAAACTTTTCTAATTTCTTCGTATCCACGTTGTGTTATAGAATCTGTTGTAGTTTGTGTTTGATTTCCACCATTTTGTATTCCCGTCGTTGGGGTTTTTTTTGTATACATTTGTGGAACCGCAAAAAGTTCAGCCATTGTAATGTCAGTTAAGACATTAAACTTATAACCAATCATTGTAAGCGTAATATAGAAATTTCCTGTACCAGTATCAAACGATGATGTAAATTTTTGTAATATTAAAGGGTATTGTACCGCTTTACCATAATATCCTTTTAATGTCAAATAAAAAGTAGGATAAGGTAAATTAAAAAAAGCAGAATATGGTGAATTATCACCACTTTCAAAAAGAGCTCTTCCTTTGACATCTTCAAGAGTTATTGTAACAGTAGGTATATAACTCAATCCAACTTTATAAGAAATACCTTTCATCCCTAAAAGTTGTGAAGCAATTTGATTTTGATTAACTTTATTATCCTGTATTGATGTCCAATCAGTATTTAAAAAACCGTCACCTGTTGGATTTAAAAAATTCATTGATGCCAATGAAACTACTTCAACATTATTTTTAGTACTACCATTTATTAATCTACTTCTTGGAATTAACGTACATTCTAAGTTAGCATAATAAATTAAATTTTCTTGTTTAATATTTCTATCCTCAGCATTACCACCATCCATGTTAGTAACCTTATTTGGATTAACTACAACAATATTGTTACAAGTATTTTGAAAAACGTATATATTCTCACTGGCCATAATAAAAGAAGTATTCTTTAACTGATGTCTTATAATCTAACAAAGAAGTCAACAAAGGGAATGGTATATTCAAAACGGCATTGTCAGGTATATTTAATTCAGTTCCACCAAACTGAGGATTAGATTGTAGTATCAACCATCCATAAAAAGGTGAGTTATAATAAAGTTGAGAAACTTTATCTAATCTTGATACACCTAACTTATAAATGTATTTTTTATCAGTTGTTTTTAATGGAATATTCACATAAGGAATATATGTTGTTGTACCATCAACAGTAAAATTCTGATATCTATTATAATATTCGTTTGCCATTAATTAAAAATAATTTTTCCGTTATAGGTTGTTTTATCTAAATTTACATTCACATTAGAATATAAATTTTTCAAATTATCTAATTGTGTTGATGTAGTACCAGCGTTTGTATATGTAAAACTTCTATATTTTCCTATAATACTTTGATTAGCAACTTGTGGATTATAATTTTGATATATAAGATAATCAGGTGATGTGAAAAATGAATTTATTTTATCCAATTCTGCATTTTTTTCAGTCTTAAATGACGTTACTAAATTATTAATAGTATTTGCAACAGTGGTTTTTGTTAGATTTGAAGTACTTGACATTAAATTATTACAAAGACTATCAATTAATGTTTGTCTTTGATTATCATTAATCACTTGATTAGCAAATAATGTAAAAAATCTATTTAGACTACCTGTCATATTTTGATTTGATATTGGTGTAAAAATTGTACTTATAGTTGTATTAGTTAGGATAATTCCATTTGATTCTAATAAATTATAATAAGATTGTATATCTGAAGCCAATTTAATATAATCAATTCTAATATTTGTTAATGTATCACTTGACCCATCAGGTAAACCTGTTAAAGTATATGCGTAAGGACTACCTGCAGATGTTATTTTACCATCTGTTTGAGAACATATCAAATCTAACTTTCTATAAATTTGATAATTTGTAGCTTGGACATTAGATATTGCCTGAATTTGACTAGCTATTTTAGCAATAACATCTGAAGATTGTTTTGTTATTTCACCAATAAAATTAGTTTTTACCGCTCTTATATCAGATTGTGAAACATTATTAAGAACTAATGCTGTTGTTAAAAAATCCGTACTATTATTAACTTCATTAATTAATTCATTTGATAAATCTAAAATATGTTTATCATAATTAATAAATTTACCTAAAATTTTAACATCAGTAACTGGAGTGTCTAAAGAATTTAATGACCCATTTGAAAATAACTTTTCAAAACTTAATTGTGTATACACACCAAAATTTGTTGATTCTAAAGTTTTTTTAATGAAACTTTCTACTGAGTTAAAATAATTTTGGGTAATACCAACCGCACTATCAAAAAATTCTTTATACGAAACATTACCTGTTTCAGTTCCACCTGATGTTGTAGAGTTAGTTATAAAACCAAGTTGAGTACCTCCGTTATTTAAATTTTGAGTATTAAGTTGGTTTGTCATTGATGGGGTTGAATTGGCTTTAGCAGCATCAGATTGACTAACTAAATTAGAGGCACTATTACTTATTACATAACTTTCAATATCTGTTGTATCAGTTGCATCCGCTCTTTCATCATACATTTCAGTGTTAGCATAAAAATTAAAAGATAATGCGTTTTGTAATTTTTCAATAGGTTCTTTTAAACCATGTCCTCCAATTATCTTAAATCCTAATTTAACAGTTACAATCATTGGCTGAACACCTATACCTTCAGGATTAAAATCTAAATTTTCGTAAGAAAAACTTAATGTGTCAGGGACAATTTTACAATTATAAAAATCACCAATTCTTAAAACCAAAATAGGGGGTCTACCAAAATTAGTATTAAACGCATCTTTATTTTTTGTACTACCATCTGAGGATGTTGTAGGTATTGTCCTACCAGGTCTAACACATTGGTTTAAAAATGTTAGTCTTGAATTAAATCCTTCAGGAGTTATTGAGTGAAATACAGGATTAAAAAATTTAATTCTATCTTTAATTCCGTTATATAAAAATGGGTCCGAACCTTTTATTGTTTCAAAATAATCTTGTTCATTTAATAATTCACGTAATATTTTTTTAGTAACATTTTTTAATTTACTTTGTATATCAACAACTGATGGTGGTTTTTGACCAATAGTATTATTATAACCTTCACTCACCGCTTTAGACGCTCTTTCACCAAATGGTACAAACGGTTCTACTTTAACATTTTTTATAACTAAAGCACTACATGCAACACGTGTTACATTATAAACATCAGGTAGATTATTTCCGTCGCATCTATAACTTTCAGTACCTTCTTTTGGTGTAAACTTATCAATTAAACCAGCATTTAAATCAAATTTTAATCTTTTTTCGTCAATATATTTTTTTAAAGGTTGTCCCTGATATGTATATCCTGAAAAAAACAAAATAATACTTTCAATTCTTTTAACTGCTTCTTTTTTTGCTTCTATATCATTATCACCACCAACATCAAATTTTGTACCTTTAAAGTCAAATTTAACTTCATAACTATTAACTAAAGCTTCCGCCACTTTATCAGCTAAATCCTGAAATGAAGAATAATTTGGTTGTATAACATTGTCTAAAAAACTCAATGTTTCTTGTGTAACATTTTGAGAATCTTCAATATTTGGAACAAGTACATCGTTAAATATATTATCATAACTAGTCTTATAATCATATGTTCCATTGGCAGCATCAAAAAATAATGCGTAACCTTCATATGAACTCAAATTAGGTATTTGTCTAGCACCTGATTCATCACCACTTGAAAGACCATTTAAAGCATCAATTTTATCACTTTCGGAAGTTTCAACACTTTCTAAAACTTGTTGGTAAATGTCTTCAATAGTATTTAAACCTAATGTATTAAATTTACCAGCTAACTCATAAATATCATATTTTTTACATCCAGCAAAGAATGATTCAATAACTGAAGTAATAGTTGAGTTTGATTGGTTTTGTAACTCCTTATTAACAATTAAATTTAAAACAGATGGATGGTCAACTACTATTTTAAAACTAATATCACCTGACCTTTTAGTATTTTTATACGTGTAAATAGGTTCTGGTCTTCCAATGAAATCATTTTCATTAAATGATGGTGATGAACTATCATTAAAAGTTAATTCATATGGAGGAAACCACATAATTCTACCACCATTTGGTCCTTTTTCTGCTTGAGGCAATTCTGTATATTCAGGTGTGTCTTTCCAAGCTAAGTTTTCTAATGAAAACATATATTTTTTAACTTGTCCACCAATAATATTTGTACCACCATTTTTAAATGGTGTAATGTTTAAATTATATGTACTATCTAAAACCGAATACGAAAATCTTCTGATATTACCATTGGTATCCATACCCGAAGTATTTGCAATTGTTGATTGTAAATCATTATAAGTATAAAACGGTCTGTCTTTTGAAAAAATTCTACAATACTCTTGTCCAACTTCGGTACCTTGATTATTTACATATTTTTTAACTTTAGAACCTTTTGTTAAAATTTTATATCCGTCAGAAAATACTTTAGATACCTGATTAATAGCATTTCCAACATGTCCTAATCTGTCAGCACCTTGAGCGGGTGTTGAGTTAATTAATCTTTGGGTAACATCTAATATTGAACCAGGTCTAAATGCGTAATTTGTAGATAATACTTGATTGTACGATGAAGCCAATGGTTTAAAATTAGGATTATTACCTATTAAATCACCACCCTGTCCAACACTCCTACCCGCTTCAGGTTTTGTAAAATCTGTAATCCATACAAATCCGCCATCTAATGCTGGTTTTTGTTCATAATTAAGACCTGCTAATCCAAATTGGAAATTCTGGTCACCTTCATAAAGTTTACCAACCTTATCAGGACCGTATACAGGAGCCTTTGTAGGTATACCAAACGCATCAATTGGACTTGCATTAGGGGGTGAAACAACAGTTGTAATATCTGTTTCTTGTTTACCAATATAAAGGTTACCTATTGACGCAAAATTATCAAATAAATTATTAATAAAATTACCTACTTGGGTTGAGGTTAACGCATAATTAGGTTTGTATCTATTATAGTTTAATGCATTAAATAATACTGATTTAGTACCAGCACCTGTATTTTGTAAGAACTTAATAGAAGGATTTGGTCTATTAACAATATTACCACCACCTAAATTACCTATAGATTGTGCCGGACGTAATCTCAAAAGTTCAACATCAGAAAAATAACTACCTTCAATTGGGGACGCTGGAAAATAAGTACCTGTTAATTTTTGTATAAAAAACGCAGCGTAATCTAATAAACCATCAGGTTTAGTAATAGTATAATCCCTGTATATAAAAGGTTCTTGTCCTGTCGCCAGTAATGTCGCATTAAATGGATTGGTTAGTGTGTCAATATTAATTGCACCTACTGTATTTCTTTCAATTTCTCTAGCAATACGAGCTTGTGTTGCATCTATTAAACTTAAAGCCCCTAATTGTTGTAAATAAGAATCGTTTGATAAACTAGAATCATTATTTAAAATTCCAATTACAGTATAGTCTCCTTGATTAAACGTTGTACCTTCTCCATAAACTTGAGCACCTGATTGTAATTTTCCAAGTATTAAATCTGAAGTAACAAATAAATCTTCATAACCTTCAGACGGTAAATATCTATTAACAACTTCAGCATTATTAATAAACGCTTCGTTATTTAAAACTATTCTTTCTGATTGTGAACCATATTCTTGAGCAGCACCCAATGGATTAGTTTCAGCATTACCTCCACCAGGAACTACAGTATTATCAATTATTTGAGCCCCGTCAAAAAATTGACCTGCAGGACCATACAAATTCATTCTTGTACTTATTGCGGGCTCTCTATATAATTCAATACTAACACTTTCACTATCAGATGGAGAGTTGTCTTGTAATTTAATAGGATAATTTTGTAGACCTTGTGTTGAGTTGAAATTTCCTTGCACTGTATATGGTGCCAAATTTCTTGCTACTAATTTTTTCCTAAATTGTTCTGAATTATTAAACGATAAGAATTCTTCAGCCATCTATGAGTTTTTCTATAAATAGAATAGAATAAATTTTTTAAGCTGTTAATCCGTAATCTGAAGCAACTTTAGCAATTTCAGTTCTTAAAGTTCTTAAAGTATCATCATTACTAAATGCCTTTGTTATTGCAGTGGCAACTTCTGTATTATTTATCTCAGTTCTAACAGTTAATTCAATTTTGTGTTCAATTTTTCTTAAAGATGTTTCACCTCCACCCACAGGTAAAGGTGTTGGTGGTGGTGTTGTTGGTGGTGATGCCGGTGGTGTTGTCTTTGGTGATGCTTTACCATCTTTTCCTCCTAAATCTGTATTCTCTGATTTTTTATCACCTCCTAAAACTTGTGATACACCTCCAAAAACTGTAAGTGTTGAGACAGCGCTCTTTATATAGTTAACTGTATTAGTAACTGCTTCGGTCAAATTGACCCCTAGTAATTTAGATAATCCATCAACGTTTTTTGATAATGTTGCTATAGAAACACCAACAGGATTTTCAGCAAGTATCTTTGATTGAGCTTCAATTAAACTACTCATTGTTTCTATATTACCCAAAGCCATTTGTGTAAGAAAGTCTGTAGCGTTTTCCTGAGTCATTTTTCCTGTTGATATATCCGTTAATCCCTGAAACAAAGTAACTCCAAATTCATTTTGTTGTTTAGATAAATCTAATGAAAATTCTTTCATACCAGCCTGATTTGTTTTTGCCTGTAACTCTACTGAAGTGTTAAGAAAATCCATACCAGTTTTACTTATTGCATACTGTGTCTTTATAGTTTCTATAAGAGCATTGTTTTGTGCGATTAATGTATTACTAGCACCCAATTGTTCTTTAGCAACGTTAACTAATTCTTTTTGTGGGTCTAAAGTTTGTTGTTGTATTTTTATCTTTTCTAAATCCCCATCTTCTAAAGCACTTAAAGCCTTTTCTACCGCAACACCTTTATCATCAGTAAACTTAACAGTATAATCACCCGTACTTTTATTGAATTCCGCCAAATTTGCCAACATCATTTTTTGGTCCTCATCAATATTTTTTAAATTTAAACGAGAAAAATCAATCTCACTCATTTTCTTTTCAAGCTTAGCAGATTCAAGAGCCATTTTTTCAAATTCTGCTCTGTCAATTCCCAAAGCATCCGCAACTTCTTTTAATTGTCTTCTTGCCTCAGGCATAATTTGGAATTTACCTGTTTCTTTATCAAACTTTGTAAAGGTTTTAGATAATTCAGAAAGTTGGTTTTGTAATTCAGGAACATTATTTTGAGCTAAATCCATTAATTTTAATGGGTCTAATAACGCACTTGATGTTGCTCCTAATCTTTGTAAAGTTGATGCAACCTCTATTGCCGACTCAGGTGAAAAAAGTTTATCAGCAACCGCTAAAGTTTGTGCCATATCAACTCTCATAGCCGCCGCTTTAGCGGCCATTTTAGCCATTCCTTCAATACCTGTTCCAAACCCATACCTATTCATTTTGTCCAAGTTAGCAACAACCATTGTTGAGACCGTTTGAGCATTAACACCTAAACTATTTGCGGTATGATAAACAGTTTTCATTTCCTCACTAATATGAGTAGTTTCCATACCGGCATTTCTAAAAGAAGTTTCTAATGTCTTTACCGCAACTCCTGAAACTTGTGAAACTGCAAATAATTTTTCAATATTTTCAGTACTTAAAACAATTGTTCTATTTGTAGCTTCATTAAACTCTTTTTGTAATTTATTAATGTCTTCCTGTTTACCACCCATTAACGAAACTTCAGTAACCGCTCTTCCTAACTCTTGTTTTAAAAGTTGTGAGTATTGGGTAGTAACACCCATCTGTTTTACAATCTCTGACATATTCCTATCCATTTTGGATAAGTTTGTGACAGCCTCTGATTGAGCAAGAATATACGTATTATTTGCGTTATTAATGTCAAGTGAAAGTTGTAAAACCTCTTTATAACCTTGAACATTATCACCTAAATTTGGGTCAGTGGGAATTGTTTGGAATAACATTTAATCTTTTATTAATAAATAACTTAACTTTAGTTTTTAGGAGTTAAATCAATTAACTTATTAATTAAAAACTTCCTTTGGAAAGTTGGCATTTTTAAAAAATCGGAATATGACATATTAACTTGTCTTGACAAGTATATGTATTCATCTAAAAGATATTCTAAATAATTAGAAGAAAGGTCGAAAAAACTCCGCCCCAAAGGCAATACGTGTGAGTACCTTTTTTCCTGATGGGGCTATAACTTCTCTTATTAAATTTAAACCTGGTGAATTATCCGACAAGAATTTAGTTATATACTTAGAGTCCATTATTGGCATTTTATCAATAAACTTAATAATCTCACCTTTATCAGTACTACCGTTTATTGAAACTACCTGTTTAGCTAATCTCCACGTTACTTTTGGTACTACCATATTTTTAGGATATGATTCTTCTCTTTCATTTAATTCTTTAATATCCCCAAAAGTAAGTATTTTTAATTTAACGACACTATTTGATTTAGGTAAAGTAGTTTCAAAAAAACCGTTTTCATCAGGTAAAATATTTGGTTTTACAAAATCAACTTCATCTAAAATTTCAACGTGTTCAAATTCTTTACCTGTTTCAGGGTCAATTAATTGAAACTTATACTCGGGAGTAAATGATGTATTTCTTAAAAATAACAAAATTGCTTGAATATCACCATCCAACATTTCTTCAATTTTTAAATCGGGTTCGTAAACTTTACTTCTTACTAAATTGTAAATAATTTGGTCACCACCAATATTTGAAGCACTTGATAAAATGTTTTCGTCAGCTGCAGTTAAAAAACCAACTTTTACCGACTTTTTTTTATTTTTATAAAATTTACCCTGACTTGGTAATTGTATTACGTCGTGAGGTAAGTTGAAATTCATTTGATTTACACTATTGTCTTCCATAGTTTTTGTTTATAAAATAATTGATTTTTATATCTATGTAAATAAAAAACCCACATTTCTGTGGGTCTTATTATAAAGTTTGTAATAATATTAGTAAAGTAATACACAATAGTCAGGACGAAGAGTAATTGTAATATCAGCCAAAGCGTCGTCACTGTAACCTAATGAACCAAAGTCCGCATCAGTAATAAAACACTGAATCAAAGACCACTTTTCAATTACAACACCTGTTGGGTCCAACATTTCAAGTTCTACGTCTTTTTTGTAACCCGCAGCGTATCCCATACGACCTGTAACTTCTTCAGCGTGTAATCTAACCCACTCCATCATAGCTTGTGCGGCTGAAGGTCCAATTGGGTCAAGAAGTTTAACCTGAATAGTATTCCATTCATACATACCAGCCACATATCTTTTGGTATTCAAAAATGGAATATCATTTGATTTAATAGTAATTTTAGGTCTTGAAGCGGTTTGAACAAACCACTCATTAATCCCTAACGAATCAGGAAACCTTAAAATGAACCTGTTCTTTTTCTTGGGTTCATATGGAAAAGGCATTTTGGTTAACAAATCAGCCATATTTTTTTGTTTTTAAATTTCTTTTATTTTATTATAAATAGTATCAATTAAATATTTTTCTATTTACTTTGAACTTTTTTTCAGTCAAACTTGCTATAAGTCCAGTTTATAAATATTAGTATAATTTCTTTTCTCCTCCATGTGTTGATATTGTTTGAATAATATTTTCTGGGTCTTTTGATAATTCATCTTTAACTTTTTCCAAATTTCTTAAATCATCATCTGAAAAACCTATTTTAGGAATAAATCTATTACTAATATCATCTTTAAACATTACAGGTTTCTTTAAAAGATTTGCCAAATATTTTACATATTGTTGGAATTCTTTTAAAGCCGCAACTTTACCAACTTCAGGATTTTGAGCTGAACCAGCTCCAAATGTTACAGGATAATATTTATTCATATCCATATAAGCATTTATAAGTTCCTTATCACTCATATCTTCTTCACCGGCAAATTTTCTAAACTTTCTTAAATTTTTAACCAATTCTTTTTTGGAAATACCTTTAAAATTGGTCTCAATCATATTTTCAATTGCTCTACGTAAAGCCAATGGTGAATGACCTCTAGCGGTTACTATTGAAAAAATTGAACCCCCATTAATAGCTTCTTCAAAATCGTCCCATGCAGGACCTTCCTTAGCCATCATTGAGTCAATAATGAATCTTTTATCACCTTTAGTCCCAAAGTTCCTAAACGGGTCGTCAGCAAACCCCACAACCGTCTTTTTCTTGTATTCAAAAGGTTCAACTCCAACTTTTACACGATACTCAGCAAAGTCTTCTGTTGACATACCAACCTCTTCACCATCTTCAGTACGAAGTATTATTTGTGTTGGCATTGTAAGAATGTTATCGTCCCAATCAAAAGCGTAATACTTTAAATCAGGAGTGATTTCTTCATCAAATTCTTCAACTAAAAATATTTTCATACCTATAAATATTATGTAAAATAAAAACCCCCACTTTCGTGAGGGTTTTAATATTATTTATCGTTTTATTAGATATTTTCAAACGATGCTCCTGTTGGAGTAATTAAGAACTCAATGTCAATGAATTCAAGAGCTTTAGTTGGCTTGATATAAATCTTACCTACTAATTGGTTAGCATCTAAGTCTTCAGGTGTGTTTTGAACAGTAACTCTGAAATCATACAAACCTCTGTCTCTACGAATTGCATCTAAGATTGGATTAACAGAATCTAAGAATTGTTGTCTTACCAAGTTATCGTTTTGTTCAAACAATAATCTTACCGCCACCGCTGAAATCAACTTACGAGCTTGTAACAACAATCTTCTTACGTTAATTCTGTCAAGAGCCGACTCTCTAATTTGAAGAGTTTTATTACCCCAAATTACAGTTCCAACATCGTTAAAAGTTGCGATTGGGTTAATTCTTCCTTTGTAAAGAGTGTCTCTATCTTCTTGAGTTAATCTCTTACGAGCTCTGATAGCGTTTACAACACCTCTTGTGTAACCCGCAGTTGCGAACCAAGGGAATGCTATATTGTCAGTTAACGCTAAGTTACGAGTAACTTCGGCAGTTGACGGGATATAGATTTGAGTGTTGTTTACTGTGTCACGAGTAAGAACCCATGGGTAGTAAGTTGCTGTGTAGTTAGAATCAATTCCAGTATTTTCTAAATTATCAACAGATTCTTGTGGGTAAATTAAATTATCCATAGATGTTGATGGTTGTAATAGGTTAAAGTCAGGAGTTGTACAGATATAGATAGAGTCAGCTCTATCGTTTTCAACAATATCAATTGTTGCTGATACTAAATCACTGTTATTAACATAATCAATACCAGGTGTTACTAAAACATTAATATTAGTTATTTCAGGATTTGCGAATGATTGAACTCCTAACAAGTATGCGTAGTAGTCAGTATTTGCATAATCAACTGTATTATCACCAACAGTAATTTGTTTAAAGGCTCCCCATCCTGTTGAGTCTGTATAAGGTGCACAAGACGAAGCTCCTTGTTTATACCCTGTGTTTCCTAAACGGAATCTATCTGCATTTGTTCTATATTCTCTATAGATATCCCATCCATCAAAACCACCTTGTAACAAGAAAGTAAACTTACGAGAATATAAGAAGTAATATGGATTAGTTTGTGAAGTAGGTTCAGAACTAAACGAACCAGCTCCAACGTCAAATGCTGTTTGACCACTGTTTTGATAAGCGTTTGCGATTGTAACTGCAGTTGCTCCTGAATCCATATGGAAACCTCTTGTAACATTTGGCCAATATACGTGTGATGGTTCTGTACAAGTTGTCGTTACAGGATTTGGCATTCCCTTATATTGGAAGAAGTCAGGGTCATAACCTGGTGAATCTGAAGAAAACGCTACTGCTGAAGAAATACCTAAATAAGTTCTTCTTACATTATCACCTGGACTAACTGAACTATTAGATAAACCAGTGTTAACAGTTCCAAATGGAGGATTATAGATAACTTCACCCGGATAATCATATTTTGTTTTGAATATTTGGAATGGTGATTTACCACCAGAATAACTTCTTGTTACAAAACCTTCAAATCCACATGGTAATGCATCTACCGGAGCTTCTTGGTTAACCTCTACAAAAATGAATTTAGACATTACTGCATATTCACCATCAGAAGAACCAACTTTTTTAGCAATGTAGTTGTTTTCGGCTGGGTCTAAACTACAGTTAGTGAATTTCTCCAATACTACAGGGTTTGAATCTGTGTCAAAGAAACTTCTAACAATTAAATCAAATGTACCATTATTAAATGATATATTTGCAATAGAAACTTTAATTTCAGTATTTGCCGAATTACCATCTGAAATAGTATAAACTTTAAATAATCTATAAACTAAATTACCTCTTAATTCAGAAACAACCCAAGGTGATTGAGGTGTTTGATATTTTTCAAGATAGTAACCAATAGACGTTGAACTGTTATTTCTTGCTTCTTCTAAAGCAATTAACGAACAATTTAATCCTCTAATATATCCCTTTCTATATCCGTAATCTAATAAAGTAGGGTATCTCTCTTCAACAAACAAAGGAACTTCTTCTCTATCTTTTGCGAAGTTTTCAACACCAAATACTTTTGATATGTAATTAGCGTTAGCTGGTTTAAATGAAGTTTCAAATTGGAAATTTGAATTATCATAAGTGATACCTGAAATTAAGAAGGTACTAAACGGATTTGTTGTAACTCCTGAATACGCCCCACTACAAATTAATTGTACATCCGAAGTCCCTGTTACTTGATAATCAGGTCCATGTTGACTTGATGAGTAATTAGTTATACCTCTTGAACGTAAAGTTGCAATAACCAAATCATTATAACCTGAATAAGTTAATCCTGAAAAATTATAAATCTTTCCTGTTATTGAACCACCATACGTACCAGGTGTTGAACCTGTGAAAGTAGCAATATTTGAATAAAAAGAATATCCATTATAATTTTCACCTGAAGTTGGAGGTGTAAATGTCGCATAATACCATACATCATTAGTTTCCGCACAATAATTAATACTGAAAGCACTTANNCATTAGTTTCCGAACAATAATTAATACTTGAAGCACTTATTGAGTCTACACCAAAAACGTTAGTTGCCGCTGAATATCCGGCAGCAATATTTGCGGTTATTTGAGCTCCCGATACCGCTCCAAAATAATAAATTGATGAAGCCGATGTTGCGGGTGAACCAATCACAGCACTAATTTGAGATTGTAATTGTGAGTAAATTGTTGACGTACCACCATTATAAGTTGTATAAGGAGTGGTCAAATTAGCAATTTGTGTTGGTAATCCTGTTATTACTACACTTGTAGTTGACGCTGTAGTTCCAACCCAATAAGCTGTAAATGTTATAGGAGTACCTGTTAACTCAACTGTGCTACAATCAACATTTGCAACTGTAGTAACTGACCAAGAAGGTCCTGCGTCATAACCTGATAACCCTAATATTCTTGTAACGAACAATTGGTTAGATTGTTGTAAATATGATTTAGCGATATACGCCGCCTCATACTTAGGTATCTGTGTGTTCACAAATTTTTCAGGAGTTGTTCCACCGAAATAGGTTTCAAATTCTCCATAGCTTGAAATGAAGATTGGTTCAAATGCTGGACCTTTTAAGGTTTCTCCAGCAATACCCAAGGTAGTAATCCCAACACTTTGTGAAACAAAAGATAAATCTCTTTCTGATGTATATACACCAGGTGAGACGAAAACTTTGTTTGATGTTGCCATTTTTATTTTAAATGTTTTTAAAAATTTATTTATTGATAAATATTGTGTTTTTAACCAAAAACTAATAGGTATTCTAACTATTTATTTATCAGTAGGAATAAATTCTACCTTTTTTCTACCTTGAAAATTAAGAACATTAAAATATCACCTGAGAGTCATGAAATCCTAAAAAACTATTGTAATAAACATGGTTACAAAATTCACAAGTTTTTAGAAAAACTAATTAAAGACAATTGTGAAGAAAAAAAGGATATCTATGGGGAACGTTAAAGGATTATTGAAACAAGATTTATAGTACTACTAATACTACCATTTGTTTTAACAATGTTTAATGTTAACTCGTCACCATTATTGATTTGAATATATCCTGTTGACAACGTAGTTGAACTATTTCCATAGTATAAACCATTAATATATATTTCATACGACGTAACATTTTCACTACCATCAATTTTAATATTTGCTGTATAATCAAATGTATGAGTATATGCTGTAACGCCAACATCAAAATTGGTATTAAAAACATATTGGTCAGGATTAGGTGGGTTAACTTTTTTTCTTACCTTTTTCTTTTTGTTATCCACTTCAATTAAAAGTAAACTTCTACTAATTCCGGGTTTAACTTGATATTCTTCTTCATCACTTAAAAATCCTTGTAAAGTAAAACCATACGACTGAATATAATACCTTCTTTTTTCCACATCCATTACCGATTCATCAGAAATATCATCTAAAGTAATTGGAATATAATGTCCTTTAATTTTAGTATACGCCTGACGTGATGAAAATTTTTCAATTACAATTTGATTAAATTTGTTCAGTTCTCTCATTCTGTTACAAATTATTTTAACAGAATATTTTATGTCAACAGGAACAGGTTGTGGTATCGTGTATATATCAACCCCTTTTCTTTGTCCATCCCAAGTCGGTACCGCAGCGTAATAAAATTGTTTTCTATTAGGAATAGTATATTTTAACGATGGTAATGTACCATATTTTACTTCAGGAGTTCTTACAGTTGTAATAATTGGTGGTTGAACATTTTTATCAATGTTATTAAAATCCCACGTTTGAGTAAACTGAGCCCAATTCTGAGTAGTCATTAATACATCAACTACTTTAACAACTTTACCCGAAACAACAGTTTTTAAATCATTTTTAACAAAATCCAAAAAACCCCTATCTAAATCTTCATGTAAAATAGATTTAGGTAAATAAGTTCCATCCTTATTAATGTCCTCAAGAAGTTCTAATCTCCTTTCGTAACCAACAGGTGGATAAGTTAATGGTAAAGTTTTTTTTATCTTTGGTATCATTATAATCCTCTAAATTCGTTTTCCATTACAGGTGATGCGTTTATAGTTCTATAGAACGGTTTGTATCCTGCGTATGTATGTTTGTTATCTGACACTACACGCCCGTCATTATTTACAACATAATATCTAACTCGGGTTTCAGTTTCATAGTAACCGATGTAATCACCATATTCAATGTCAATTTCTAATTCATCTAAATGTTTTTGGTAAACAGAAATTCTTGCATTACCAGGTTCCATTTGATTAATTTTACTTGTCCCAAGGAACTTGTTTTCAGGAGCAACAATTTGTAAAAACGCTTTAAACTCAACGGGAGGTAAAAATTTAATTCCGTCTTCCTGAGTTTCACCGTAAACGTCATCAACATTTGTTTTCTTTTTATCTACTTTATACAAAATAAGTGTAAAGTTCATATCCCCCTCTAACCACTCTCTTCCCATACTAATATCCAAGTTATAATCTTCCCCTCCGAAAAATTTACCTAATCTTGTTATTGGAACTATTCTATTTGACATATTGATAAATATTTCTTTTTTGATTATTATTATAGTTGTAGAGTTAATTAAAATATTTTGACCACATCCACAGGACATTTAAGTGTTGAACAGAGAGCAATTTCTATTCTTGAGAATTATCAAGGGTCAAATAACTATATCCTCAAATTAAAAAAACAAATTGAGACAAACAAGAAGTATGTCCCGACAAGAGCCCAATGTGATTATGTGATTGATTACAATTCAGTTGTTCCAAAAGTTGCAAAAAAATGGGTTGATATTGATTCATACTTTTCTCAAAAACTTGTTGAAGACAATCCATTCATTAAAGAGCCTGATAAGATTTACGTTGAAAAGATTTTAATTGAAAAGGATAAGTCATATCACATATGGGGTAAGATTTTTAGTGCTGAAACTATCCACGATTTTTGGATACCAAAAGCTGCGGTGATTAAACAACATACTGAAAACTTGGTTGATGTTGATTACTCAAAATATGAAAATCGTCCACCACTTGCACACCAAAAAGAAGCTATAGAAAAGTTACTTAAAAATGATAAATTCATTTTAGCTGATGACATGGGTCTTGGTAAAACAACAAGTACGGTAATTGCTTCTTTAGAAAGTGGAGCAAATAGAGTTTTAATCATTTGTCCAGCATCTCTTAAAATAAATTGGGAAAGAGAAATTAAAAATTATACTGATAAAACAACTTACATATGTGAAGGTAAAAAGTATGAACAAGCCGAGTATGTAATTGTTAACTATGATATTCTTAAAAACTTTCATGACCCAAAGGACAAAGAAAATTCAATAATCCTTAATTCAAAATTTGATTTAGTGGTTATTGATGAAGCACATTATGTTTCAAACGCTCAAGCTCAAAGAACAAAAATAATAATGGACTTAACCAAGAACATTAAAAAACTTTGGTTATTAACGGGAACACCAATGACTTCTCGTCCAATGAATTATTATAATATTTTAAAACTTATTGATAGTCCCGTGAGTCAAAACTGGCAAGCGTATGCTATCAGATATTGTGCAGGTTATCAGTTTAGAGTTGGTGGTAAAAAGATTTGGAATGTTACAGGAGCTTCCAATTTAGAAGAATTAAGAGAAAGAACTTCTCGTCAAATTTTAAGAAGATTAAAAACTGAAGTTTTAGATTTACCTGAAAAAATTATGACACCCGTTTATCTTCGTTTAAAATCACGTTTATATGAAGGATTGATGGGAGAATATTATGATTGGTATAATAACAGACAAGACGAATCAAAATCTCTTTCAGTTCAGTTTACCAAACTTATGAAAGTAAGACAGGTAATTGCTGAAGAAAAAATACCAATCACAATTGAACTTGCTGAAAACATTATTGAACAAGGTAAGAAAGTTATTATCTTCAGTAACTTCACCGAACCACTTAAAAAGATACACGAACATTTTGGTAAAAAGTCTGTTTATTTAGACGGTTCATCAACTAAACCTGCACGACAAGATGCGGTTGACAGATTCCAAGAGAGTGATAAAGTTCAAGTTTTTTGTGGTAACATGAAAGCGGCGGGTGTTGGTTTAACATTAACCGCAGGTGAAGCGGTAATTATGAATGACTTATCATTTGTACCCGCTGAACATAGTCAAGCTGAAGATAGAGCTTACAGGTATGGTCAAAAAAATTCCGTTTCAATCTATTATCCTTTATTTGAAAACACTATTGAAGGTGTTATTTATGATATCCTTATAAAAAAGAAACAGATAATTGGTACGGTTATGGGAGATATTGAAGATAATTCTGTTGATACTGTTGAACAAATACTTAACGAAATCAATAGTAAGTAAGTATTTATGATTAATGAAATCATTAAATTTAGTATCGGAATCATTAGTTAGTCGTATATTAGGTGAGGATACTCAACCTGAAACCAAATTTTTTATTAACGAAATGAAAACAATTGGTATTGATAAATTACCATATGGATACGCATCATTAAGAAGATTTATTGACCCTGAAACAATGAAGTTTCATTATCAGAAACATTACAAAGGGTATGTCAAAAAATTAAATTCAGCTCTTCGTAAAAAGGATTATGGTGATGTTGAATTAGAAAACATTGTAAAACAAATATCAAAGTATAACACAACAATAAGAAATAACGCAGGTGGAGCATTTAACCACGCTTTATTTTGGAAGATGTTATCACCTACACCGCAAAAACCAAATGGTGAAGTATTTCAAAAAATAGTTAAACAATTTGGAACGTACCGTAATTTTAAAACTAAATTTGAAGAAGTTTCAAGAAAAAAATTTGGTTCAGGATGGTGTTGGTTAGTTTTAACTGATACAGGTAGGTTGAAAGTTATGTCCACTTCAAATCAGGATAATCCACTTATGAATATAATAAGTAAAGGTGGTTTTCCGTTGTTAGGTTTAGATTTGTGGGAACATGCTTATTATTTGAAATACCAAAACAAAAGAGACGAGTATATTGAAAACTTTTGGGATGTAATTAACTGGGAATTTGTTAATGAGTTATACAAAAGTAAAACTAACAAAAATTTGAAAGAGTCTGTATCTGATAAAAAACTTTTAATGGAACAATATAACACTTCTGATTTCGCAGATATTTTTAGTAACAACAAAGCCGTTCTTTGGAAATATAGAAAATGTATTGATAACACTTTGAAAAGTGTTATGTCAGATAAGTGGTATGAAAATAACCAATATCATCATGGTTCCGCTTCAGGCATTTACAACTATGAAACAGAGGGTCGTTCAGTTATTAATAAATTGAACACAAATTATATTGGATTTAAGATTTTAGTTGAGGATATTAACATTGTCTTACAAAAATTAAATCAACCAAAATTAGAATTCATTGGTGTAACTCCTGAAAAACAAATCCAAGAAATTGATAGATTTTGTTCAGTTTTAAAAACATACGGATTTGGAAAAAGAATATTTGAAGGTTCCAAAACTTTAGATAAGATTATGTCTCTTTTAAATAGAACACACAAAAAAGGTGGTGACCTTGAGGCATATGTTGCAAATAAAATCAACAAAGAATTTGATGATAAAACCGCAACTCTTATAGGTAGTTTAGGTTCCAAAGAAGATTTCGCAGGAACTGACTTAATAGTAAACTTTGATAATAAAATACAATCCGCTCAAGTAAAACCTATTTTGAGTATGGAAGTTATTGAAGGTTTTTATCACATTAAAATCAAAGGGTTTGTTAAAAAGTTCAATACCGACCTATTAATTTTTTCTAACTTAAATGAACCTGTATATATTTTCAAAAATGAAAATGTTGATTTTAGTTCAAGTTTATTTAAAATCCCAACACAAGATTTAATTTATACTGTGAATTGATATTTATATAGAAATATCACTTCATGAATACAATAATCGCAGAACCTTACAGAAGTCAACTTTATACAAAAGTTAGACACATATTAGGAGCACCAATTCGTTCAATTGAATTAGAGGACGAACAAATGGACTCAATTTTGGAATTTGCTATTGGGGATTATTCTCAATACGTACAAGATTGGTTGATTGAATCACAATGGACTTCATTATATAATTTAAATTTAGATACACAATCTTTATCACGAGCATTTGTAACTAAAAGTTTAGATTATGAAAACAGATATGCTCAAGCCTACTCTAAAATAGTTGGTTTACAATCAAGTCCTCTTGGAGATTGGGTTCTTAAAAAAGACTATATTACTTTAGTTCCTAATCAACAAATTTATGAAATTCCAGCAGGTCGTGAAATTAATGAATTGTTATGGTTCACACCTTCAGTATTAAATAATGTATTATTTGACCCATGGAGTTTTGGGGCTTTAGGTGGTTATGGGATGGGTGGACCGGCAGGATATTCACAAATGGGATATACCGGCTCATATTTTATGATGCCAGCATTTGACATGTTATTAAGAATGCAAGAGATTAATATCCAAAGAAGAATTATCGGAGGTGATTTAACTTATAGAATTACAGGATTACCTAATGGTAAAAAGGCAATTCATTTAATGCAAACTCCAGGTGGTAAATTTGACTTTGGGAATTCTTCATTAAGACAATCACAAATTTGGTATTGGTATTATGATGTCGGACCCGAAGATAGAGACGCTTGTTTAGCAGCAAATCCTGATATTATTAAACTTCCTTCAGATGTTCCTATGAACTCAATTGCTTGGGCAGACTTAAATGAGCCTGCACAACAATGGGTTAGAAGATATTTTGTTGCAGGATGTAAAGAAACATTATCAAAAGTAAGAGGAAAATATTCAGGTAATTTAAAAACACCTGATTCTGAATTAACGATGGATTACGCTACATTAGCGACTGAAGGTAAAGATGAAAAAACAAAATTAATTGAAGAATTAATTGGTGCTGATGGTAGATTAACAAGATTAAGACCTGAAAAAATAATGGAACGTGAAGCATTACTTGCTGAAAATCTTAACAAACAAATGAAGTTTAGAGCGTTTCCAAGAAATATGTATGTAATTTAATTTTATGAGTATACAAAAATCAATTCCGATGAAACGTGTTATCGGAAATCAAGTTTTGACAACTTCTGAAGTATGTATGATTTCAGATGAAACCTACACAACCGAAGGGGAATCTGTGGTTATTACAAAAGAATTAGAACAAATTGAAATTATTTTAAATCATTCTAATACTGACCACGTAATAGTTAAAGCACTTACAAATACAAAAATCAAACCCATTGAGGGTTTGATTGATGAAGAGTATAATGAAATTAATATTGAAAAAGGTGCCTGTGTTGAACTATATTACGCTTTTGGTTCTTGGTTTATAGTTTCATCAGACGGGTTGAAACAGTCTTAAACCATTTCTTCCCATCCTTCTTCGGCCAATTCGTAAATGTATTCAGGGTCAATTCCTCGTTTACCCCAATACTCCATTTCTTGGTCGGTAATTTTTAACAAATCTTCAATACTATCTTGGTCACCATCTTCAAATGGTACACCATTGATTAACTTACATTGTTCTTTAGTAAATAATCCTCTGTCTTTCGGGTCAGTAACAATTAGATTATTTCTAATTTCTTCATTAAAGACAATCAATAATGGCTCAATACGTTTGTTAAATGTAACAACCGCTCTTGCTACGTTATATTCACCTGTCATACCAGGATTTGATTCTAACTCAGCAGGATTTAGTCTATAACAGTTAAGTTTTACATAGGATTCAACCATTTCACGAGGTATTTTACCATACCCTTCCATCATATTATCCAAATCAGATTGTGACCATCCCTTTTTAGGTCGGTTAACTTTTTGAACATCCCCGTGTGACGCTTTAACACCATTGTTTACATAGAAAATAACATCACCTAAACTAACCGCAATACCATCACGGATTGCAAGTTCCATGTGTGCCATACGAGACATTTCATTACCCGCTTTTGTCTTCTCCTTTGAACGCTTGTTGTAATCGTCAATAGATAATTTTACTTTTGCTCTTTGAGCAATTTTCATTAAAGGAATCTGTTGGTTGAAGATGATTTCCAAATATTCATAGTACCACTCAACAAATGATTGTCCATTACCTTCTAACAACATCTTAATTCCTTTGTCCAAGAAGTCCTCAATGTATAATGGTAGTTTTTTACTTTTAATGGAGTTGCCTGTAAGTTTAATCTTACCATTGTGTTCCATCGTTGCGTAGTTCTTACGAGCAATATTCATACAGGATTTCCAAGTACCGTCACAGTCAAGACCCATAGCACCTTTCATAAACATATCGTTAAACTCGGCAACATCAGCATCGTATCCTTTATATTCCTTCCCTTCTTTAACCAACCAGTTCTTACCCTTACCGATATATACTCTATCTTCCACACCACCTTCAGGTAACGAGAAGTTCATACCATCCGTATCACATACAAGTGGGGTATATCCTCGTTTCATAAAGAATCGTAACATCTGACGTAAGTATTGTCGTCCTGTACAGGTAATCTGTTCACCCATATACATATCACCCCAGTGATATACTTGTGGGGCCGATAATGCTCCAAACATGGAGTTGATGAAAATCTTAATCGGTAATTGTTTACGGTCATAAGATGTCGCTTGTTTTTTGTCAATATCCTGATATTCCTTAGCCAAGTTTTTATACTTGATACGAGTGTTACGGAAGTAATTTAACATCCCTTTCATTGCCCCTGTAATATCACAAGTTGGGAATACATCGTGAACAAGTTGTATTGAAGGATAAAGTGACGAGAAGTCAAGTTTCAATACATCGGTTGAATATCCTACTTTTAATAATCGTGATAACCCCCCTACAAAGTCTGTTTTTTCATTCTTTTTAGGAATTGCTAACATGTTTTTATATGACCAAGCCCTCATTTGGATTTCCCATAATGTAGCTGTTCCCATTGTTGAAACTCTTTCGTATGTTGTTGGAACCAAAGATGCAAGTAAGAATGAACCTTGGTTAAATTCTTCGTCAACCGTTAGAGTTTCTTCCAAGTCATCGTCAAGATATCTTTCAACCAAGTCATCACCTGTTGTTTTAATATAGATGTTTGAATGTTTAGAACACGCTTCATCAATCTTTGGGTCAACACCAACTTTCTTATATTTACCATTTTGGATGTTCAACCAAAAATCTTCTTTCTTCGCATAGAACGGACCAATATCTGTGTGGTCAATATATACTCGGTCAGGTGCTTCAGCCTTAATGTATTGAGTGATATACTTCAAACCTGCAGACTTAATAGATGAGTTAATTGCCTGAGCTCTTCTAACTGCGTGTAACGTATCTACAACATTATAACCCCACATGGATGTTTGATTAAATCTTTCAACCTCGTTTGCCAACTTCAACATACTTTCAGATTGTTTGATTGGGTTGATTGGATTTAATGTCTTTGCAATTTTCTTAATATCCAATTTTAATGCTTTGGCTCGTTCAAAAATCCATAACCAGTCAAAGTTAAATCCGTTGTATGATGCGATGATACTTGGTTTAAGTTCATCTATAGTATTGAAAAACTTAATGATACCTTCTCTTTCTTGGTCTTCATTTGAACACTCAATTACTTGACTAAAACCTTTATTAGTTTTCATACCTATCATGAATATACGACCATCCTTTGGTTCTAATGCGGTCGTCTCCAAGTCAAATACAAACCTCGTGATACTGTTGTAATCCTCAAAACCTTTGAATAATCTTTTTTCTTTCGTGACCAAGAATTGTTCAACTGGAGGTAATATGAGTACCAATCCTTTTGTTGTTTCACCCCAAGGGTCAACACCACCATCTCTAAAGAATTGTATTAATGAACGGTAACCATTTAAGGATTTAACCATAAAGGTTAATCCTTTTTCTAATCTTTCATTACCGTCTGTTCTTAATTTTTCTATTACGATTTTATGTTTGGACATTGCCTCTTTTTGTAACGCCTTTGAGGACTTGTAAAAGTTTAATCCACGTAAATCACCTACCCAAGCGAATGGGATGAAGGTATCTTTTTTAATCTGTTTTCCGTGAATTGGGTGTTCAATAATTTTCCAAACACAATCTTTGACGTAATCGTATTCTACACTGACGATATATTTTTCGTCATCATTTCCCTGAAGGAAATTTTCAATTTCTTCGTTTGATATCATAAATTTAAATGGTGTATTTGCTTCCGAATTAAGGTCGGAATTTACCTTGTGTGGTAAGTTTAACCAATCAAATCTTATAAGTCAAATTCAAAATTAAGGTAATTTCTCAATTCTAATTTTGTTTTCAGCTGTAAATGTTCTACCCGAGAATGAATAAACACTTTCACCTGCATAATCAACAGTTTGATTAACCCCATTACAATCAACATAATTTAAAGTCAAAGTAGGTGGTGTTGTGTGACAATATGTTGTGGCTTGGAAATTATAACAACTTGTAGACGAATAAACACCCAAATCAATTAAGTCAAATCCATCAATAGATGCTGGACCTGAAATCCATCTAGGTGGATAACTAGCATATGAAATAACCGTCATATAACCAATATCAGTAAGATTTCCTAATGTTTGAGTAACATATTCACCAAGAATATTTCTATATTCAACAACCATACTTGAGACTGAACAATCACCGTCTTTTTCATTACCAATTACATACATTCTTAACGGCTCAGCTGGTGATGGTGATGGCGTTATACTTAGTGTTGGTGTAACAGTAGGTGTAGGTGTTAATGTAGGAGTAACACTAGATGTGATTGTTGGGGTTGGTGTAGGTGTTAGTGTGGATGTGGTGGTTGGTGTTGGGGTAAGAGTTGAAGTATTAGTAGGTGTCAGTGTAGATGTATTAGTAGGTGTAGGTGTTATAGTTTCTGTTGGTGTTGGTGTTGTACCAATTGTAGCGGTGACTGATGGTGTTGGTGTATTTGTTGGTGTTAATGTAGGTGTCGGTGTCGGTAAACTTGGTATTACACAAGTTAAAATAAATGTTTGGTCATCCTCAATCAAATACAAATAAAAATTATTATAACAACAATTTGGTATAGTTGTGTTATTAACAGTATACGGAAAACTTTGACCTGATGTAATTAAATGTCTTGGGTCATTCTCTGATACTTCATAATATAAATTAAATGTACGATTAGCAAAAGTTTCAGAACTAAAAGTTAAGTTATTTCCTGAAACTATTATACAAATATCATTAATTAATCCATCTGAACAATCAGGACAACCATAATCAAAAAGTAAAAACGGACTTTTAAGTATATCAAAATTGTGTATAACTTCAGGATAACTTAATGGTTCAGTATACATTCTAAATTGTGAAATTGCCCCATCAAAAGTTCCACCAAAAGTTGGTTCTAAAAATATATCAGTCGTTAAACCTGACAATGATGTACCAGATAAAGTTTGATTTGGCATTACTTCAGGGTCTTGAATGTAAGTCAATCCTGTAAGTGTAGTTGGACATCCCGTGAATGTTAAACTTTCTCTCAAACCCTGTGTACCACCACCCCACGAAATGTTAAATGGAACCCCAAGTTGTTTTTCTTTTTCAGTGTTTAACGCTCTTGGGATAACTTCTTCAAAACCATTAATTACATAAAATAATCTTCCGTTAATATAAATTTTTAATACACCCAATCTGTCTTCTCTTTCAATTAACCATCTTTCATTTAGATTAACAATTTCTACTTGTTCTGCTGGAGGAGAACCTTCTTGTGTTATGGGTGGTTGAATAAGTAAAATACTATTATTTGATAAACTATCAACATATTCTGTATCACTAATTAAACCTAATCCACCTCTATAATATAAATCACACGTATCAAAGTAAGTATTTCTTTCCCACACACAATCAACCAAAATCCAGTGTTCCTTTGTTGTGTAGTCAGCATTTAAATTTTCACAATAATCAAAAATTTGATTTGTTGAACAATATTCAGTAATTGTATAACCTGTTTGATATGTTATACCTGTTGTTGGACAAGTTCCTGTAGTTACACATCCACCTGTTAAAGTTAAAACTTTCACACAAACTTTTGGATTTTTAGGGTCGCCCGATAACCTTAATGAAAATGAATTTGACATTGAATCATATAACGGGTTTTTGTCACCATTTGGAACTTCATTATTTGAAGTACATCCACAATTACAATCAGTATTATGTTGTACTGTATATAATAAAGGTTCATAAACTTCTACGCATCTTGAGTTTGTTACCCCTGTGTTTGAACACGCGCAAGTTTCTAAACAACCTAATGTACTTGTAACTCTTGTATATCCACTGTCTGACAATGGAGAACCTGAGGCGTGATGATAAAATTTGTTTTCAGCTCTTGCTCCAAAATAGAAAAATGTATTATTGTTTTCAGGATAAGTTAAATTTAAAGTTGTTTGAGATGATGTCGGAGCAAATTCATCAACATATCTTGGTCTAATTAACATTTCTGCGGTCCATCCTTCATTAGTTCTAGTAGGAAATGTTTCGTAGTCATAACCAAACAATTTAAAAAACCCTTGATAAAATCCACCGTACAATTGATTATAATATGTAATAGTTAAACCAGATTTTGAGACCATATTATAAACAGTTTCTTTTGTGTTTCCTGAAAATCTTTCATTAGGTAAATTAGTATAACCAGTTACTTGAAATAATTTTGTTCTCCTATCAAAGTGATATCTATCCCATTTACTTGACCCTGTGAATAAACCCATAGTGTAATTAATAGTTTCGCCAGTCATTTGTGGAACTAACCCATTATCAATACCCGTTAATCCAATATCACATAATGTAGAAGCTGTTAAACAATCTAAATCTTGATTAAGTGGATTATAATAATTTAATGAAACTAAAGTATTACCTGACAAAAATTGTCCGTAATTAATTGTTAGTTCTTGTGAAGAAAGTGGATTATTTAAATCAAAATAAATAGGTAACCTATTACCATCATTGTAACCAATAAGTTGGGTAGAAAATACTACCTCTTCATTATAATCTCTTTCATCTGATGCTAAACAAATGTCAAAAATTTTAGGTACTGGTTTGATGTACCACTTTTTAAAATTGAACTGATTTATATTCTGTTGAGCCATTACAATGATAAATAGTTAAATCCAAGTATTTATATGTAAAAAGCCAAATGGAATTTAATAAAGAATATTTTTCATCACCTTATTACTTCTATATTAAAGAGGGTAAAGAGACTATTTCTGTTTATTTTAGCGTCAGCAACACTTTAACTGAAGCTAGAAAAAAAGATGAAGTTGTTAAATTTAATAAGAAAGATAAAAAAGAAGTTGAAAAAACAATTTCAAAAATCCAAAAAGAAAAAAAATTAAAGAATAATTCTGACGTTAAAAAAACTTTATCAAAAAAGAAAGACGAGTTAGAAGAGTTAGTTGATTATGATGGAAGTTTTTTAAGTTCTAAAATCCCAATTCATAATCCTTATCTTTCACCAAAGAGTACTATGGACCAAGAAGTTGTTGCGACAAGACAAACAAACAATCCTGTAACTCGTGGTTATCGTGTATATTGGGGTGAAGGTGAAGAAGAAACTGATGAAGTTATTAATGAAACAGATTTTTCAGATGCGTTTGGTTATGAAGAGACAAAAGACAAAAACGGTCCTGAAACATTTAAAACATTTGTTAAAGAATTAGGATTAGATAAAGATGAGGCGGCGGAAAGAACAAGACAACAAGGTAAAGAACCTGATGTTAAAAAACATAGAAGAAAATTAGAACAGGTACCTAAAAAAATCAAAAAACAAAAAGGTTTTATTGACAGAATGACAATATCTGAAAAAGAAAATTTAGAAGAAGAAAAAAAGGATATGATGCGTAAGATGGTTGAGGATATTGTTATGAAAAAAAAGTCATCAGAAAAAGATATTTCTAAAAAAAATAATTTAAGTAAAATTCTTATGAAGAATTTAGAAAATATTAAAAAGTTGGCAGACAAAGAAGGTATTGAAATAAACGACTTGGTTAAAATATTAAAAAAATGAACAGTGAAATGTACGGGAACCAATACCAAGTCCCTCAAAATGTTTTGAGTTCTTTAGAAAACCATAAAGATGAAACTACAATAAATAATATTTTTGTTAATGGTTATCTAACGTATCAAAATATGAAAAAAATACTTCATGACATTGATAATGGTAAATTTGGTGATAAAGATTTAAGTACATTAAAATCTTTTATTACCCAAAATTTAGGTTCAGATAGAGGAAGTGTTAAAAGACAAAAAAGAGACGCAAGTGATTCAGGTATGCAAAACCAATTTTTATCAGCACACCAAAAGAATGACCCAAGAAATATAACTGATAAACCACATTCAAAATTTTATGAAAATTACAATAAAGAAGTTGTTGACAGTTTAAAAAGAATAAACGAAATAATGAATAAAATATAAAATTATGGCTTCAAAAATTCCGATTGATTTAAATCAACCAGCAAATACTTTAAGCGCAATCGCAGATAAAGTAAGAAAAGATTTGGTAGTTAAAAATGATTACCAATTATCTAAAAATGAATATGGTGTAACAAATGCCGATGCAATCTCTGATGGGGATAATAAAGGTAGAGGTACAGGAGTATTTTTAGATATATTTAATGGAGGTACTTCAACTGACCAAGTTACTAAAGTTGATAATATAAAGTTAAATAAATACAGCCCAAAAAATCCATATAACTCACCTTCAACAGAATGAAGCTTTACAACGTAATAAAACAACTTATTTTTGAAGCTAGTAGCGAAGAAATAACTAATGCAATTAAAAATAGACATTTGGTTACAATTTACTACAATGGTAAAGATAATGGTGGTAAAGGACTTCGTGTTATTGAACCTTTTTGTTACGGAACCTCAAAAAGAGGAAACAAAGTAATTAGAGCTTGGGAGAGAGAAGGAGCGTCTCACACCTCACAAATAGGTGACCAACCGTTACCGGGATGGAGATTATTTAGGGTTGATAGAATTGGTAACTTTTCAGTAGACCCAAGAGATAAATTTGACGTAGTCAGACCAAATTATAATCCTGACGATAAAGGAATGATAGGATTAAAAGTTTGTACAAAATTTGAATTAGAAAATGAATGATTTAATGCAGAAATTAATGGTGTCTAAACAGATAATGGATAGACACAATGAAATGGATAGAGGTGTTACCCCAAACAAATCTAATAAACAACAATTAGTTAGGGAGTATGATGAAACTCCTGTTGCGGCATCTTATAATATACCACAAGAATATTTATCCTCAGCACCTCAAACACCAAAAGCCCCACCTGCAGTAATGAGTGAAGAAAGAATTAAAAACTCTAAACTTCCTGAATCCATTAAAAAGCTTATGATGGAACACCCAATCCAACAACCTCAACAATACCAAGCAACAATATCTGATGATATTATTGAAAAAGCGGCAAGATTAATGGGTAATAATAAACAATCTGTTTCTGAGTCAATCCCACAACAAACAAAACAACAAAATACATCATTTAATTTATCGGCTGCGGATATTAAAAAAATTGTAAGGGAAACTGTTGAAGAAGTTTTAAGTGAAAATGGATTAATGGTTGAATCAACTCAAAAATCAAATGAATTGATGACAATTAAAGTTGGTAAACACATTTTTGAAGGTAAAATTTCTAAAATTAAAAAAGTTCAATAATGTAATTTATATATAAGATTATTGTCCCCATATTGGGGACTTTTTTTTTATTATAGTTGAATTATAGTTGTCTTTCTATTATCTTTTAGATTATGAAAGAAAAAATTAAAGTTTTAGTCATACCTTCTGACACAACAGGTGTTGGTAGATTTAGGTCAATTACACCACACACTCATTTACAATCAAAATATGGTGAAGATTTTCATGTTGATATTGAATTTAATCCTGATTTAAATGATTTGAATTATTTTAAAAATTATCAAATTGTTCATTTCCATCGTTCATTAGGACAAAATATGGATTTATCTGTACAAGTTGTACCAATTTTAAACTCAATGGGTATAATAACAATTTGTGATTTAGATGATTATTGGTTACCAGGTAAAGAACATCCACTTCACCAATTAATTTTACAAGAAAAAATTCATGAAAAAATTATTGCAAATTTAAAAGTTGCAAAATATGTGACAACTACAACTGAATTGTTTGCCGATGAAATTAGAAAATATAATAAAAATGTTATTATATTCCCAAACGCAATTGACCAAAACGAAGCTCAATTTAAAGAACCTACAGAAGAATCTGATTTAGTTAGAGTTGGATGGTTAGGTGGTTCGTCACACTTACATGATTTAATGTTACTTGATGGCATGGTATCAAAATTATCAGATATACAAGATAAATTACAATATGTTGTTTGTGGATTTGATACTCGTGGTATGATGACTGAGATTAATCAAGCAACAGGAGAACAAACAAGAAGACCAATCAAACCACACGAAACAGTATGGTATGACTACGAAAAGATTTTTACAAATAACTATTCAATTATCCCAACAGATTATAAAAATCATTTAGAACTTTTTGTTGAAACTCCATTTGAAAATGAAAAGAATTTACCATATAGAAGAGTATGGACAAAACCTGTAACATCTTACGCTCGTAATTACTCTAAATTTGATATATCTTTGGCACCAATTAAACAACACATGTTTAACAAAGTAAAATCACAACTTAAAGTTATTGAAGCAGGTTTTTATAAAAAAGCGTTAATTGCCTCAAATTATGGACCTTACACAATTGATTTAAAACACTCAATGAAAAATGGTGAGTTTACTGATGGAAATGCTCTTTTAGTAGATGATGTAAGAAATCATAGTGATTGGGCAAAATATGTTAAAAAATTAGTTCAAAACCCAAACATGAGAATTGATATGGGTGAAAGATTATATGAATACGTTTCACAACGTTATAGTTTAGATATAGTAACAAAAACAAGAGCAGAATTTTATAAATCAATTGTATGATAAAACACCCATTACACAAAATTTTATTTATTGACATTGAAACCGTAGGGGTTTCAAGTAATTACGAAAATTTTAAAAAGGATTATCCCGAACTTCATTACCAATTTATTAATTATATAGATTGGTTTCAAAAAAGGTTTCCTGAAGACTCAGGAAAAAGTTTAGATGAAATCTTTGTTAATAGGGCCGCTCTTGTACCTGAATTTTCTAAAATTGTTTGTGTATCAGTAGGTTTCGTTGACCCAAAAGGAGATATTAAAAAACAAAGTTTTTTTAACTCAGATGAAAAACAATTACTTAAAGACGCTAACACATTACTAAATCGTGTGGATAAATTAGGGTTTATCCTTTGTGGACATAACCTTAAAAACTTTGACATTCCCGTATTGGCTAAAAGGATGTTAGTAAATGGTATTTTACCATCATCTATCTTACCATCTTATGATACTAAACCATGGGAAATTAAAGCCATTGATACTAAAGAAATTTGGCAATATGGACAATTTGGTGCTATCAGTTCATTAGAATTGATGTGTGTATCTCTTGGTATTGAAAGTCCTAAAAATATGGAGGTAACAGGTAATAAAGTACATCAGGCATTTTGGTTGGAAAACAAATACCAAGAAATACAAGATTATTGTGAGAAAGATGTTGAGGTTTTAATAAAAGTTTTAATTAAATTAACTAATTTATGAGTGAAAAATTTGATTTAATAAAAGAATTAAATGAATTACGAGAGCTTGTTGATAAAGCATATTCTGACCAAGAACAAGAATTAAGTGATGAATTAGGATTTGATTTATCTGAATTTAACGATGCTAATCAGTTTGTTGGAGATGGTAAATTAACAATAAATTTTGTCTCAACAAATAAAAAAGAATTAGGTTACGCTTATGAATCAGATAGTGGGTTTGATTTATACGCAAACGAAGAGGTTACAATACCATCCTTTGGTAGAGCATTAATTCCTACAGGTATATCTGTAGATTTACCACAGGATTTTGAAATCCAAGTTAGGTCAAAAAGTGGTTTAGCGATTAATCAGGGATTAATGGTTTTAAATTCACCTGGTACAGTAGATGAAGGATATACAGGTGAAATTAAAGTAATCATTTTTAACACAAATAATCATGAATTTGTAATAACAAAAGGTATGAAAGTAGCACAAGCAGTCGTATCAAGATGTATTACAGGTAGATGGGTTAAGTTAAATAAGGTTGATAAAATAGAAGATAAAGATAGAGGTAATAAAGGTTTTGGAAGTACAGGAATATGATAACAATAGGATATAGTACAAGAAATTCAAATACAGAGTTTAAAGAATATTTAAAAAAATCTTGTGGACACCCAAAAACAGAAATTATTGAAAAAGTTACAAATGGTGAAAAAAATTTATCACAAGTTTACAATGAAATAATTTCAGAATCTACAAATGATATTGTAGTTCTTTGTCATGATGACATATATTTTGATACAAAAAATTGGGGTCAAAAATTAGAAAAACTTTTTGATAAAAATGAAGAGTTTTCAATTATAGGTATTGCAGGAACTACTGAAATGCCTAAAAGTGGTATGTGGTGGGAAGATAGAAGTAAAATGTGTGGAATAGTAAATCACGAACATAACGGAAAAAAATGGGAGTCAAGATACTCTGATTCTTTACAAAATTCAATTAAGGAGGTTGTTGTTGTTGATGGTTTATTTATTGCAATTAATAAAAATAAAATTAAACATACTTTTGATGAAACTGTTGACGGATTTCACATGTATGATATAAATTTTTGTTTTAAAAATTACTTAGAGAATGTTAAAATTGGTGTAACAACAAGTATTAGGGTTACCCATAAATCAATTGGTCAGACTAGTAATACATGGGAAAAAAATAGAGTTTTGTTTTCCAAAAAATATAAATCAAATTTACCAACAAAAATTAAATTACCTAATTTAAAAGACTCAACAATTTTAGTTTTTACAGATAATCAATCAACTGATAGTTTTGTATATGATTTTTCAAACCAATTAAATAAAATTTCAAATATTTCGGTACTTTCAGTTAATAAAAATGTAAATGTATTAAATCATTTAAAATTAAATAAAATTAATTTTATTGATATCCAATCAACACCAGGATATAAAGTTGGTGATGGTAAATGGTATATTAACACACCTAACGGACCAGAATTAACACAACCAAATAATTACTATAAAATTTCAGAACCAAAAATTGATTTAATAATATTTGATGACACTAAATTTTCTTCAATATTAAATAATCTTTATCCAAACGTTAATAAAGTTTTGTTATTAGATAATATCAATAATTTTAATAGTGAAATTATTGATATTAAAACTGTCAGAAAAATTTTATTTTCAAATACAGATGTTAAAATAAATTTAGTTTCAACAAATAATTTTCCTACTGAAAAAATAGATGTTTTTGAAAATTATAACACTATTGAAAATTTATTTTTAGATATTTTAAATTCGTATGAAGAAAATAACGGACCAAAAAAAATAAAAATTATAACAGGATTTTCAGATAAAGGAGGTTCAACAACATCTTTTGTTAATTTAACTAATGAGTTTAATAAACTTGGTTATGATTGCACATTATATGGACCTCATAATTGGCATTTAGATAAATGTAAGTCAAAATTAAGTAGTGAACTAGTTATTAACAAAGAAGATATTTTAATATCTCATTTTGTTGATTTAGGACAAAGACCAATTGCGGATAAAGTAATTTTATCTTGTCATGAAAAAAATTTATATGAGGTATCAACTAAAAGACAGTTTTGGGATACCGCAGTTTTTTTAAATGATACACACAGAAATTACCATTCGGGTTATACTGGTGATTTTAAAATAATACCAAATTTAAAAGCAAATTTATCTAAAATTGATAAAACTGATAAAAATTTAATTGCTGGTATTATTGGGTCAATTGACGAAAACAAACAAACACATATATCAATTAATAGAGCGTTAGAAGATGGATGTGAAAAAATATATGTGTTTGGTAGTATAAATGACTCAAATTATTATAGTAATTTTGTTCGTCCATTATTGTCTGATAATGTAATACATAAAGGACATATGGAAAATAAACAAGAGATGTATAATATGATAGGTAGAGTTTATCAATCATCAATTAGTGAATGTGCATCTTTAGTTAAAGACGAATGTTATCAAACAGGAACTGAGTTTTTTGGGAATGATGCAACTAAAAATGAAGTTTCAGTCTTAGAAAATTCTGATGTAATGAATAAATGGATTGAATTATTAGAAATATAAATACATATTTTAAACAATGATTATAGGTAATGGTTCAATTGCAAATATTTTTAAATCGGAATTTGAAAAAGACGATTCAATAATTATTTTTGCATCAGGAGTTTCAAATTCAAGTGAAAATAGACAAAGTGAATATCTGAGAGAAACAAAATTACTTACAGAAACGTTATTAAAGTTTTCAGAAAAAAAAATAATTTATTTTAGTAGTGTATATTCAAAACACGTAAACTCTGATTATTTTAATCATAAAGAATCAATGGAAAATTTAATTCTTGGGAAATCTAAGAATTTTATAATAATTAGATTACCTCAAATAATTAGTAATAGTGGTAATCAAAATAATTTAGTAAATTTTTTAGTTGATTCAATAAAAAATAATCGTAATATAAAAATACAAAAAAATGTTTATAGGGCAATTATTGATATTGATGATGTAAAAAAAGTAACATTAGAGATTATTAAAAATTTTAAAAATAAAGTTTTTAACTTTTCTAAAGTTGAAAGAATTTCAGTTATTGATTTATGTGAAATGATTTTTGATATTTTAAATCATAGAGTTAATATAATTGAAGTATCTCCAAAATTTGAAACTCCTAATTTAGGAAATAGTCCTGAAATAGATTATATTTTAGAAAATTTAATAGACAAAGAAAATTATACAAATAAAATTTTAAAAAAATATTTAATCAATGGTAATTCTAACAGGATTTTATAATGCCGAAAATTATATTGAAAGAAGTATTCTTTCAATAATGGGTCAAACATATAAAGATTTTACATGTTATATCACACATGATATGTCTACAGACAATTCTGTTCAAAAAATCAAAGATTTAATTAAAGATGATAGTAGATTCATCTTAATTGATGAATATGATAAAAAATTATATCAAGCCGGTAATTTTGATAGAACAATTAGAAATAATCCAAACATTTCAGATGATGAATTATTAATTGAAGTTGATGGGGATGATTGGCTTCCTGATTCAAAAGTTTTTGAAAGAATTAATAACGTGTATAAAGACCCAAATGTTTGGATTGCTAATGGTAGTTTTAAATACTCAAATGGTACACCAGGATTTTCAAGTCCACAAACAAATTTTGATAATTTAAGAAAAAATAGATTTACGGCATCTCATATTAGAACATGGAGAGCATTTTTATGGAGAAATATTAAAGAAGAAGATTTACGTGATGAAAATGGAAACTATTGGCAATGGAGTGGTGATTTATGTTTTATGTACCCCATGTTAGAAATGTCAGGACCTGAACATTACAGATTTATGCCAGAAATTAATTATGTATACAATGGGGATAATCCAATTAATGAACATAAAGTAGATATGACTATGGTTAATGACCACGCTATAAAAATTAGAAATAAAACACCTTATCAAAAATTAATTAAATAATGATATCTGTAAGATTACAAGGAGGATTAGGTAATCAAATGTTTCAAATTGCATCTGCAGTCTCATTAGCAATATCTAATAATGACACATATTCTTTTAATTTTGATGATTGTTTTACCCCAAATCAAGGTAATAAATCATCCAAATATGTAGATAACATATTTAAAAATATCCCAAGTTATAATAATTACACTTTTGATAAAATTTATAACGAACCTAAATTTTCATTTTCTGAAATACCATATGAAAAAAATTTATTATTAAATGGTTATTTTCAGAGTGAAAAATATTTTAAAAAAAATTCTAGTGACATCAAAAAATTATTTACACTAAATAATGATGATATTAAACATATATCTATGAAATACGATGTTAAAAATTTAACATGTGTTCATATTAGAAGAGGTGATTATTTAAAATATAAAGATTTTCATTTTACGTGTGACATTGATTATTATCAAAAAGCAATTGAATTAATTAATGATACTAAATTTATATTTGTGTCAGATGACATGGACTGGGTTAAATCTAATTTTAAATCAGACAATTTTTTATATTCAGAGTTTGATGATGAAATTTTAGATTTTACATTAATTACGATGTGTAAAAATGTTATAATGTCTAATAGTTCATTTAGTTGGTGGGGGTCATATCTCAATAATAATAACGGTAAAATAATTGCACCAAAAAGATGGTTTGGTCTAACAGGTCATAAAGATACCCAAGATATTATACCTAATAATTGGATTTTAATTGATAATTGAAAATAGATTTATTATACTTCTTACATGTCAAATCAATTAGAAATATTATTAGACGGTATTAAAGATTACTTGTCTGAAAACAACCCAAAATATCTTTACAACCAAAAATTTGAACCAGGAAAAAGTCAAGTTTTATATTCAGGACCTTACTGGGACCACCAAGAAGTATTAGCAGCAATTAATACTTTAATTTCAGGTAAATGGATAGTAACAGGTGAAAATGTTTACAAATTTGAAAATAAATTTTCAAAAATGTTTGGTGTTAAATTTTCACATATGGTAAACTCAGGTAGCTCTGCAAATTTAGTTTTAATCACCGCACTTAAAAAATATTTTGGGTGGAATGATGGTGATGAAATTATTGTATCACCTGTTGGTTTCCCTACTACAATAGCACCAATTGTTCAAAATAATATGGTACCTGTCTTTGTTGATATTGAATGGGAAACTTTAAATTTTGATATCACTAAAATTGAAGAAAAAATTACAGAAAGAACAAAAGCAATATTTGTATCCCCAGTTCTTGGTAATCCTCCGGATATGGATTTTCTTAAATCTTTATGTGAAAAATATAATATACAATTAGTAGGTGATAGTTGTGACACTTTAGGTACCAAATGGGACGGAAAACCTATTTCAGATTACTATATTGCCTGGTCATCATCATTCTATCCAGCTCACCATATATCAACAGGTGAAGGTGGAATGTGTTGTACAAACATTGAAGACCTTAAAAAATTATTTGTAAGTATTTCATGGTGGGGTAGAGATTGTTACTGTGTTGGTTCGGCAAATTTGTTATCTTGTGGCACATGTCAAAACCGATTTGGTAAATGGTTAGATTCTTATGATGGAATTATTGACCACAAATATGTATTCACAAATATGGGTTACAATTTAAAACCTATGGACTTACAAGGTTCTATTGGTTTAGTACAGTTATCAAAATTTGAAGAAATTGATAGAAAACGTAAAAACAGTAAAAAAAGAATTGAATCAATTTTAGTTAAATATGTTGACGGTTTGAAAGGTGTTGAATCTTTAGAAAAATCTGACGTTTGTTGGTTTGGTACACCTTTTATATGTGACAACAAAGAAATTAAAAATAAACTAGTTTCTTTCCTTGAGGAAAACAAAATTCAGACAAGAAATTATTTTGCAGGTAATATTCTTTTTCATCCAGGATATTCACATTTGGACTCAATTGAGTATTATCCAAATTCTAATAAAGTTTTAGATAAAGTATTTTTTCTTGGAGCCGCACCTCATTATAATGATGATGTATTTGAATACGTTGAAAATGTTTTTAGAGAAAAATGGGAGAACTAAAAGTACTGATATTAGGCGACGGTTTATTAGGTTCGGAAATTGAAAAACAAACAGGGTGGGATTGTATTTCAAGAAAAAGAAATACGTTTTCAACGGAAGATTTAGAAAATTCAATTCAAAAAAATAAATACAATATTATATTAAATTGTATTGCGAATACCGACACATACTCAACTGACCAAAAATCTCATTGGGATATTAACTACAAATTTGTACATAATCTTATAAATTTTTGTAATGAAAATAATATAAAATTAGTACACATATCAACTGATTATTTATACACAGGTTCTGTCAATAATGCATCAGAGTTAGATGTTCCAGTACATTGTAACACATGGTATGGTTATACAAAATTACTATCCGATGGTTTAGTTCAGTTATTATCTAATAATTACCTTTTAATTAGGTGTACACATAAACCTAACCCATTCCCATATAATAAAGCTTGGGTTGACCAAATTGGTAATTTTGATTATGTAAATGTAATTTCAGAATTAATAATAAAATCAATTAATAAAGGATTACAAGGTTTATATAATTTAGGAACGGATGTTAAAACAATGTTTGAGTTAGCGTCAACAACTAACAATGTGGATAAAGACTTTTCACCTTTAAACGTACCAAAAAACACTTCAATGAATGTTAGTAAACTTATATCGGATTTAAACGAATCTATTTTTTTTTCAATATCAATACCAACGTATGGGTATAATGGTAAGGGTTCTGAGTTTTTAGAATTTAGTTTTGAAAAACTTTATTCCCAAACTTTTAAAAATTTTGAGGTAGTCATTTCTGACCATAGTATTGATAATACTATAAAAGATATTTGTGATAAATGGAAAGAAAAATTAAATATTACACATTTTTTTAATGAAAAAGGTAGAGGAATTATTTCACCTAACATAAATGAATCAATGAAAAATTGTAATGGTAAATGGATTAAAATCTTATTTCAGGATGATTTTATGTTTGATAAAAATTCATTACAAAAACAATATGAATTCATCAAACAAAATGAAAATTTAATATGGTTTTTTACACAATTTTATCATAGTAATGATGGTATAAATTTTTATAGACATTATTTTCCACAATGGAATAATTTAGTATGGTCAGGAAACAATACTTTAGGATGTCCAAGTGGATTGACTTTAAAAAATAATGATTTAATATTTTTTGATGAAAATTTAAATTGGTTTATGGATTGTGATTTTTACCAAAGAATGTTTTTAAAATATGGCGAACCTTCAATATTAAATGAAATCACAGTTGTTAATAGAACTTGGGGAGCTAGATTAACAGATACAATTCCTCAAAGTTTAAAAGATAAAGAATTTAATATATTAAAATTAAAATATGGTACAACTACCTAATGTAACTTTAATAGCACTAACAAGTGTTAGAATACCTGAAACAATTAAAGCTTTAGAGTATAGTTGTAGAGGTGTAAAATTTGGTAAAGTAAAAATTGCATCCGACATTAAACCTAATAATTTACCTGATTTTATTACACATGAATTTACTGAAAAAAGTTCAAATATTGATGAATGGAATTATAATATAATTTATAATTTATCAAATCATATTGATACTGATTTTGCTTTGTTAATACATGATAATGGATTTGTTGTAAATCCTGAGTCATGGAGAGATGAATTTTTAAATTATGACTATATTGGTGCTCCTTGGCCATTACCCGTTGATGATTTTTCATATAGAGATATTAACGGTAATATAATTAGACAAGGTAATAGTGTTTCACTACGAAGTAAAAAATTGTTAGATGTTCCGATTAAATTAAATTTAGAATGGAAACCTTTTCATGGGTTTACTAATGAAGACGGATTCATATGTGTAAATTATAGACATAAGTATCTTGAAGAGGGATGTAAATTTGCAGACATTGATGTCGCAAAATATTTTTCACATGAAAGTATGATACCTGAAATAAAAAATATTAAACCATTTGTATTTCACAATTATAACGGTACTAACATGCAATACCCTAAATTTTAAAAAAATGAAAAAGAAAATTGCACTAGTTACGTTAGCACATAAAGATGAATTATATATCCAAGAATGGATTGACTATAATCTTAAATTAGGATTTGATGATATACATATATTTCAAAATAATTGGAGATGGGATAATAATGATTTAAACTATAATGTTTATCTTCATGAATATGATGGGTTTTCATATTTAAGTGATGAACCATTATGGGTTAGAAATATACAATCTAAATGTTTTACCGAATTCTGTAGAAATTATTACGAAAAATATGAATGGGTTGCGTTTTTTGATATTGATGAATTTTTAGTATTGAAAAAAAACAAAAACATTAAAGAGTTCATAAACAATTATAATAATTGTAATTGTTTAATAATAAATTGGGCAATGTTTGGAGATAATGGAATAACCACATTTGACGAATCTTATACAAGTCAACTTAAAAGATTTACTAAAAGAAAAAAAGAATTACACGTTCAATTTAAAAGTATTTGTAAACTAGGACCTTTAGTTGAACATCATATCCATTGGTGCGGGGACTCATGGACTGATACCCATTTTAACCAAGGTACCGGTCCATTTAATTTTTTTCCAAATGATGAAATTGCTCAATTAAACCATTATTATATTAGAACCTATACTGAATTTTTAATCAAAAGAGAAAGAGGAGGTGTTGATAATGTGAATGTGAAAAAACCAATTGATACTTTTAATGAAAATAATCATAATGATATTGAAGATACATTTGCAAGAGATTTTTTATATTCAAAAGAATGATGGAAAAAAAAATACTATATGTTAATTGGGGAGGACTCGGGGACCATTTATCGTTTACTACATTACCTGAAATATTTACAAATTTAGGATATGAATTTTACATAAGTGATAAGTCATCATTTAGAAGCCAAGAAATTTATGATTTAGTATGGGGAACTAATCCACATGTTAAAGGTTTGACTTCAGAAACTGCAAATTGTGGTCATCTTGATAATTGGGGTGTTTCTGATACAGTTGATTTTAATAAAGAATTTACAACTCATAAAAATATTGAATTAATTTATGGGGTTAATAATGAAAGTAAAAATGAAAAAAAATAATAAAACACAAAAAAAAAAGAAAAAAAA